TGCTAGCCGAGCTGGCCTACCAAGCCACCCTAAAGCCCATCGTGGTGCAGTTTACGCAGCAGATGGGCGGCGCGCTGGGTATTCCGGGCGTGGGTGGCCAAGTGGGCGCTGGTGGTGGCTTCAACCTTAACGGCATTAGCTCGCTATACAACGGCGCTAAAAAGCTGCCCTACGTGGGCGATGCCATTGGCGGCATTGGTAGTGCGTTGGGCTTTGGTGCCTCAGCCGCCGCACCGATTGGTTATGCAAGCGGCTTTGGTGCTGCTGCTGCCACCGGCACGTATACCGGATTTGCTGGCAGCGCAGCTGCTGGCGCGGCAGCGGCGGGCGGTGGTGGCCTGATGGGTGCCGCCAGCGCCGCCATGCCGTGGGTAGGTGGCGCGTTGTTGGTCGATAACGTGCTAGGGCTGGGCATTACTGACGGCATCGTTAAGGGTATTAGCAGCCTGTTTGGTGGCGGTAAAACCGCCCCTAAATTCGAGCTGGCTACAGTTGATTCTAACACTCGCGGTCATGGTGTTTTTGAAGACTATGGTTCAGGTGTTGTTTCCCGTGGAGCGTTTGGCGCGGTGGGCTTTACCGACGAGGGGACAGCACGACTAGAAGAGACGTTCGGCGGATTTGAGAATGCCACAGCATTTCTCGACTCCATCACCGCGATGGATAACGCCCTGGCAGCGGTGGCGGGCAGCGAACAAGAGCTTGACGCGATGACAGAGGCAGTGCGTGCTGTGCGGCTCAACGCCAGCGACGCCGCCGGGATCGCTAACCAGCTTGCCACGCGCACATTGGCGGTCGTTGATGTTATCGACGGTGATTTTTCCGCGTCTCTGCGCGGCCTAGGGCTGAATGCCGAGCAAATCACCGGGCGCGTGGTGCAGGCCGCTAACGCCATGCAACTCCTCGACAGCAATAGCGCCCGCCTTAATTTGCAGTTCGACGCCAGCGCCGCCGGGGCTATGCGCGCCGCCGATGGCATGGCGCAGCTCATGGGTGGCGTCGGCAACCTGAACGCTTCGCTGGGTAGTTTCTACGACGCGTTCTACACCGAAGAGGAGAAGCTGCGGCACCTTGCCGAAGATCTTTCCAGCACGTTTGCCAGCATGGGTCGCGAGCTGCCCACCACCCGCGAGGGCGTGCGGGACGTGGTCGAAAGCCTGGAGCTGATGGGCGCGGCTGGGCAAGAGCAGCTAGCCACAATCCTGCAACTGAATGGGCCGCTAGCGCAATACATCGCGGCGATGGAGGAGCAGCGGGCGGCGGCGGTGGAGTCAGGCGAGGCGATAGACGACAACGCCGAATCCATGCGCGCCCAGGCCGACATTGCCCGCGAGCGCGCCGGTTTAGAGCGTGAATGGCTGCAGCTGCAGGGCAATACCGAAGAGCTACGCCGCCGTGAGCTGGCCGGAATAGATGAGAGCAACCGCGCCCTGCAGCAGCGTATTTGGGCGTTTAAAGATGAGCAAGCCGCCGCTGAACAGGCCGCCCAGGCACAGCAGCAACTGATGAATGGCGTGCAAACGGCCTACCAAGCGGTAGAGCAGGCGGTTAACGCTGAGCGTCAGATTCTGGAAAACGCCTACCGCGCCACGACTGACAGCATTAGCCGCAATATGCAAACGGTGCAGGACGCGATACAAGAAACGGAGTCTATCGCTGAATCGCTCAACCGTGCCCTGCGTAACACACAGTCAGGCACCGCGTTTGCTCGTGAACAGGGCCAAGCCACGCTGCAGCGGATGCTTGCCGCTGGGGAAATCACTAGCCAGCGCGAGCTAGACGACGCGCTCTCAGCAGTAGCAGAACCCTCAGAGAATTTGTTCGGCTCGTTCCTCGACTATCAGCGCGATTTTGTCGGCACCGCTCACGATATTTACAACCTGTCTCAGCTCACCGACGAGCAGCTCAGCACCGAAGAAAAATCCCTGCGGGCGCTTGAACGGCAAATGGAAACGGCCGAGATCCAGCACAGTCGGGAAATGGCCCAGCTGGATCAGCTGCTAGTGGATCAAGCTGCGATTATTGAGGCCGAGTTCGGCACGCAGGAGTGGTTGTCGCAGGTCAATCAAAGCGTGCTGAGTGTTGAAACCGCCATTGGTGCATTAGAAGGCTCGATTGCGGCCGCCGTTGCCGCCGGTGCTGGAAGCGCAGGCGGTGGAGGCACCCGCGTACCGGTAGATGCTGATGGTGACCCGCTGTTGACAGGGGCTACGGGGGTTATCGCAGACGCGTACCGTGAAATTTTGGGACGTGATCCAGACGATGGCGGTTTCCAATACTGGAACGATCAGCTAAACAGCGGCGCGACGATGGCGGACGTTCGTCATCATATGGAAAACGCGGCAGAGCTGGATGGTAGCCACGCGGATGGGCTTTGGAATGTCCCGTTTGATGGCTATATCGCACGGCTCCACAAAGGCGAGCTGGTCGCCCCAGCGGCCACCGCTGAGCGCTTGCGCGACCTGCCTCACCAGGGCTTGCCGATGCCCGACCTGCCGCCCATGCCGTTCATCAATCAGCAAAACAGCAACAGCGAGATGGCCGTACTGGTGAAACGCATTGAGGCGCTGACCGAACACGCTAAAACCCAAGGCGGCATGCAGCGGGAAGCCCTAAAAGCGCTGAAAGCGTTGGTGCGGCAGCTAGAGCGCTGGGACGACCAAGACCGCGTGCGCGTGTCAGTAGAAAAAACGGTGGAGCCCACGACATGAGCGCAAAGTTAATACCCCCCATCACGATTGACGACACCAATCTAGTGGCCACCAACGCACCGGAAACACCCCAGGAGGACGCGGCCACGTATGACCCCAGTGCCACGTATGCCAAGGGCAAACGCGTGCAGGTGCCGGAAACCCACACGATCTATGAATCAGCGATAGCGGATAACACCGGCAACTACCCACCTGACAACCTAAAACCCGCTGCCGATGGCCAGCCCGCCAAGTGGTTGCGGGTGATGGCCACCAACCCACGTGCCATGTTCGATGGGCGCGTGGGAACGCTCACCACCGGCAACGTAGCGTGGCCGGTGGGGAGTGGCACCGGCTTGCAGATTGAGATAGCGCCGGGGCGCGTGGCCCCCAACGTTGTTCTGTTTGGGGTGGAGGGTAGCGCGGTAACGGTGGAGGTAGACGACCCGAAAGAAGGCATTGTTTATCAGCGTACCCGTAGCTTGGTATCAACATCGGGCATTAACAATATGTACGCCTACCTGTTTGCCCCCATCGAGCGCCGTACCGACATAGCGTTTCTGGATTTGCCCAACTACGGCACCGCGAAGATTCGTATCAGCATCGAAAGCGGCAGCGCCATAGCGGCGTGTGGGTTGTGCTTAATCGGGCAGGGTAAAAACCTAGGGCTGCCGCAGTGGGGGATTAACGCGGGCATACGCGACTACAGCCGTGTGGAGGAGAACGAGTTCGGCATTACTGATTTTGCCCAGCGCGGCTATGTGCGGCGGGCATCCATCGACCTGCTACTTGAGAAAAACCAGACCAACGGCGTTTACCGGGAGCTTGCAAAGTACCGCGCCACGCCAGCGGTATGGGTCGGCTACGAGGAATACGAGCCCACGCTGATATACGGCGTATTCACCAGCTTTGAAATCATCTACCCGCACGCAGCCTTTGATGACTGCAGCATTGAGATACGAGGCATTTTGACATGAGCGAGATACCTGCTTTTACGCCGCTGGGCACGGAGCCGCCCAACCGGTCGATGCAAGAAGATGTTTATGTTCCCGCTGCCGATGCGTTTGCGGCGTGGATTCCGGGTGTCACATCAGAAATTGAGGTAGCGCTCACATGGACAGCCGAGCAGCTAACGTTTGTTGAGCAGAAAAAGCAGGAGGTTATCAGCGCATCTGAGGCGTCGGCGGCATCCGCCACCGCTGCCGCTCAGGCCCAAGCCGCCGCTGAATCGGTGGCTAACTTTAAAGGGCGCTATGCGGACCTCAGTGGTGCGCTTAATCGGCCTGCTACCGTGCTAGATAACAACCGCTTTTGGGTGCTGCTTGTGGATTTGCCAAACGTCACCGCTAGTGCGCCCAGCGACAACAACCCAGATTGGCAGCCGGTGCAGACCCCTATCGCCCAATCCCACGCCATCGCACTTTCTTTCTAAAGGAGCCTCACTATGCCCAAGACGTTCACCGCCCCGTTCGCGCAAACCCCCAAGACAGCTACAGCTATCGTCACGGGGGCCACATCATCACTCACCACCGACGCCCCGACGAATACCGTCGAACTGCTGAACGCTGGCCCGGACGGCGCGATACTGACAAAGCTCAGTGCCATTCCCCGTTCAACGATTACTGCATCGTCACTTGTGCTTTTTATCAGTAAAGATGCGGGCACGACTAAGCGCCTAGTTGATAGCGCACTGATGGAAGCAGCAACGGTCAACACCACGACAGCGATTCCGGTCACTGCGTTTGAGCGCTATAGCGAAACCACGCCGCTACGCCTGGAAGCAGGAGACAAGCTGTATGTCGGCAGCCAAGTAGCCGCCACCGATGGCATCGTGTTTCACGCTGAATACACCGACTACTAAGGGGCTGCTGATATGACGTATGCGTATGGAATGAAGGGCGCTCCTGCTGTTGGTAGAGGGCTGGGGGGATTGCCGAGGCGGGCTGCTGCCCCAGCGGCGAGTGAACCGTCTTTCAACTCAGAGGGGCCGGTGTTGCTTGCCCAAAACATCATAGACAGGGGCGTTTCATACAGCCCTGAATACAGAGGCGCTTTTATTTTTGACAGGCAAGCCATGCAGGTGCGTCTATGCACCGCTGGAAGAGACGGAAGTCTTAATTGGCATTCCTACATCTCTCTCATGGATCTGTCACCAGACGGAATTTTGTCCAATCATACTCGAGTTGGGATAGGCACAAGCAGTTCGCCTCCTGGTGGAGCGGATGGTACCAGGAGGATCAACCCTTCTTTTTCATTCAAGGATGGGAACGGGAACATTGTTTTTAGAAACGGAAACAAATTTTCAAGGTACAATCCCACCACTCACTCGTTTACCTCCCCCTTCACCATCGTCACTAACGGGACTTTCGAGAACGGAGGTACATGGACAACCACGTACAACTACGCAGATGAATCAGGTTCTAGCTTCTTCGATGAAGAAACACGCCAGTTTTATGTTCCAACCCGGGGCAATACCAATAACATAATGATCCAGATTTTTGATGAATATGGGACATTTTTAGGTGCTTGGAACACTACAGTTAATACAACAAACTACGCTAGAAACCGGGTTCGTTTTCAAAAAACATCTTGGGGATTTGTCCTAGTTGCCATGCATGGCGGCAGTAGCGTCAACGAATCCAAAATATGTGTGGTGACTTTCGACAAAGACTTAACTGTTTTGAACGTAGGATCAACTCCACTGGTAACGGTTACTCACTCAATAGGCACAACTTCAGATGGTGGTGGGTATGATGCTTATTATGACGAGACAGCGAATACTGTTTTCGTGTTTATGCAGGAGTATGTGACTGGTAGGAGCAGCATCTCTTGCATTCCCTTTTTACTGGATAACCAATACTCGCCAAACGCTTCAGCCTCGGCTATGGAAACTGTAACCGGGGTTGATTTTGTGTCATCACAGCCGGATAACTTTTTCCAAAACCCATTTCTCCTTCCTGCCTATAACTTATCATGGGCAGAAGGTCAGGCAGTGCCTGAGTCAAATATAGCGGCTCACATAGGTAAAAGCAGGTTCTTTATCAGCCACCTTGAAATGCAAAGAAACCAAAAAGGAAACGGCAACAAAAATGGGATCGTTAACCAAATAGTATCGTGTGAGTTTAATGCACTAAGAGACGAAACCTTTGAGGGTATGAGCCAGTTCGTACCTAGCGTGAAGAGATTACTGTTCACTCAGGGGAATCAAATTGACATATTCAAAGTGGCTGACTATGGAGACTACTGCTTCATCTGGTACGCCAACGGTAGCGACTCCACGGCACTTACACGTATCGACGTAATTAAAAGGTAAGCGCCATGATCAAAATTCAAAACAACACAGCATCCCGCCAGCCACTTCCGCCGTTCCTGCGCGGCCTTAAACAGGAATCGCTCTACGATCTGTCATGGACTGACCCCGCACTAGGCTTGCAAGACGCGGCTTGGTGGCCCGAGGCCAACGAATCACCACCGCTACCCGATGAGTTTCACCGCTACGGAGATGAGACGCTGACGGTGGACGCTGAACGGCAAGTGGTGGTTGTGACTCGGCAAGTGGTGCCATTCTCCGATGAAGAAAAAGCGGCGATGTTGGCGCGGGCGAAAGAGCGGGCGCTGCAGAGAATCAACACCGCTTACACCGCCGCCGCCCAGCCGCTAGTGAAAGAATACCCGGAAGTGGAAACCAAAGGCTGGGATCAGCAGAAAGCCGATGCCGAAGCCTATCTATCATGGCACGAAACCCAGCAAGGCGAGCCGCCGCAAATGATGGTGCTGGATAAGATACTGGCGGGTCGCAACGGCGATGACGGCACCGAAACGCTATATGAGTTGAGCTTGGCTGTGCGTCGCAATGCCCTGGCGTTTGCTGAGTTTCAGTTGCTCACGGGCAAACGGCAACGGCTAGCGAAGCAAGTGCGGGATGCTGGGACGCTGGAAGCGCTCGACGCTATCCGCTGGTAAGAGCAACAAAACGCAACAGCACACGGGCCGCTAATCAGCGGTTTTTTTGTGCGTGAAAAACGCCCCGGTGGGTGCCGGGGCGGTGATTGCCGTTGCTGGTAAGTGTCGCTTATATGTTGCCTAAGTGTCTGCTGTTTGCGCCTAAGATTATTAATAAATTCAGCAGGTTAGTTTTAGGTTGCACTTTGAGAATGCGTGTTTTAATAAAGGGGTAGGCGAAGCGATTAGCGGGCCATTCTGCACAGAAGTCTCTCGGATTCTTGCCCTGCGCGTGCGCCGTGTTTTTATAGAGGTGTGCTGGGTTGAGCGTTATTTCGGGTAAGCGGCGGTGCCCAGTAGGATCACGGCCAAGCGCATAAACCCGCTTAGCAATTTTCCAATAGCGTCATGCGGTGTAGTATGATGCTGTATGTATAAACAGTTTTTAGGTGTGCGCAAACGCGCACCGGGGAGGCGACACAATGAGCGAGCAGCAGGGAACGACGCAAGGCTATCAAGCAAACCCGCTGGTGGGCGTGAGTGCAGAGGAAACGCTGGCTAACTGTTTGGAGCACTTAGAGTATTTGGCGTTAACGTGCGAGGGGATGCACCAAGGGCTTAGTACCAACATCGCGTTTATTCGCGGTGCGTTGGGGCATGAGCTGGCAGAGGCCGCTAAAAAAAGCGATGACGAGGAAGAGGTCAAGCCGCATTAACCGCTGGACAGGCAGACAGCAGTTAAATTTTTTGTTCACAAATAGTGGCAAAAAGTGGCGTGGGTGTTAGGATTAGCACTCAGTGACGCGATGCTTAGCGCCGGGCGGCGCTAAGCCAGAAATAGAAAACGCTTACAAATTAACTAGATAGACGCCCAAAAGAAAAGCCCCAGTTGGCGCTGGGGCTTCTCGGATGTTTTGGCAGCAGAACAAACGACTGGGAACCAAAACCGACTCCCCAGAGTTTAACTGCTGCACAAGGCGCGGGCAAGTCTCAAGCGAGATTTTGCAAATGGATGCTGCAGCAGAGAACGCGCAGCCCCTCACGTGGGGGCGCGTGCCATACGAACACCACGGCAAGTGGTGGGGCACCGGTAACCGGTGCGGGCATAACCCCGCTAAAGGCGAGTTTGAGCGCTATTGCCAGCCCGTTAAAAAGGGGCGGCTACCCGCCACACTGCAAGCGCTGGTAGACGGTGCCAAAGCCTACTACACCAGCCCCGGCCTATTGCCCACGCTGGCCAACCTGAACGGCAAGGCCAACGCCGATGGCAACCCCCGCTGTAACCGATCTGAGGCCCGCGCTGCTGAGTCGCTGGTGCTTTCTGCCATCATTCAGTTTACCGAGTTCGCCAGTTTGCGCGTGGGCACCCCACTAGCGGATGGTGGTTTTAAACACCGTAGCTGTGCGGAAATTGCCCGCGTGGCGGGCCTGCTGGCACCCGGCAGCACCCCGGAAGCGCCCGAGCCTAGCCAACGTTTTTGGCGCGCCTTCCGGCGCTTAAAGCTCGCTGGCGCGTTTACGGTGCATTTGCAGCATGAGGTGAAAGCCGACGGTACGAAGCGCGCCCGGCCTGCTGTGAAGCTACTCAACCCGGATTTTCTGCTGGCGCTGGGGCGTGTTGGCTACCAGAAGTTTAAGGAGTTCCGCGACTGGTGCAGCAACCGCATTAAGAAAGCCCGCCGTAAGCACCGCGAGCAGTTCCCCAAGGCGCACGACGCCGCCGAAGCACGCAGCCGCCTAGCGATGGCAGGCAGCGGCCCGAAAGCGATGCAGAAGCAGCGCCGGGGCAAGGCCGATCTACCCGACGTTGACGAGAGCGCCGAGGCTCAGCGCCGCTATAACCTCGCTATGATCGCGTACATTAAAGAGGTTTCCGACAACAACCCCGGCGCGAGCTATGCCGAGATACGCCAGCTGGCGCGCATTAAGTACCCGCCATGGGAAGAGCATTTAGACCGGCAGCGACGACACTAGCCAGCCGCCACTCCGCCCCAAAACGCCACACAGCGCCCCACGCCGGGCGCTTAGCCCGTGGCTGATCGTTAGCCATGTCCCATTTCCCCGCCTGTTGTAGCGCCGCGCTGGCGCAAAATCTCCCCAATCTAAGCCCAGCACCACCCCCGAAAAGCCAAACCCCCGCCGCTGATTCGATACCCCTTTGAAGATGTAAAATTAAGTGATTTGAAATAGAAGTTAGGTGATATGGCAATAAATTAGCTGTACACCGTTAATATGCCTTTCTTATGTAATTAAATAGGTTCAGCTAACCCCCACTAGCGTGGGGTTTATCCACAATGCCCGCGCAAGCGCGGAAGCTCTTTTAAGGGCACAAGGTCAATGGCTTTAAATGCCTGCGCAAGCGCAGAAACGGCTCTACACTGACGCCCAGCCCTGCCGGGCTGGTTGTCCCATGGGTTGCACCCCTGGACCCCGCTAAAAACCACCCCAACCCCCGTTTGGCAGTGACAAGGGGGTGCCGCATAGCTGGGCGGGCTAACGCCCGTTCGCCGCGCTGCTATAATCCATGCTTATAGTTCAGTGGGCGGCTTGCATGTCGCTAGCGCGACATAACCCCCAACCCCCGGTAAACTAAGCGCATGACGCTACCGCCTTCCCTTCCCCGTACCCTTGCTCAGCTGCAGGCCGCTATTTGCACAAGCTGCAACGGCCACGGTTTTACGCACGGCCTGTTTCACCGATTCCCCTGCGCTGCGTG